TGGCCTCCCTGCAATCCGCACGGAATTGTTCTTGCGTGATAATCATTTGACCTCCGAAGGGGCGATTAGGCTAGGAGTGTAACCATTTCAAAATGCGCTTACGGAAACTATCGTCTGTCTCCCCCTCAAGCCGGACTAGATCACGAATCATTCCGCTTGCAAGATTGTCTAGTTTCTTGCCGGTAAACGTTTGAATCTGATAAATCAAATATTGCTCGTCGTACACAGTTCCTCCAAAATGGCGGCTAGGTTAAATCGCGACTTCCAGAAAGAATAATGGCCCTATTCTTATAATCATCGATAGATTCATCGGGCCGTATTCCCCCAGGAGCGTAGTAGGATTTTCCCGGAATTACTTCCTTAGATTCGGCATCATTGGTTTTCTTCTTCGATGCTTCCACGAAAGGATTGATTGCTTCGGGGCGTTTAGGATACCATTTCTCCCCGAATAATTTCCTTAACCACGTGTTATCAAGATCACATATGCCTAGACTCAATGATTTTCCTCTTTCTGTTTGGCGTCATCGTCGCCCTTGCCATTGACGTTCTCCAATGAGCCGACAAAATAACGCGGTTCGCTGCCACCACTACCGATTCAAATCGTACTACCATCCGTATCTCGATGTCAAGCTATATTGTAAAATAATTCTATGAGCGACAAGCTACAGGCCGCAAAGGCGCGTGCGGCGGCAAGGTTGAGACTACCAGCTCCGGCACAGGAATCAGGCGCGAAGGATATGTACGCGAATCCTGGGGCAAACGTGGGCTGGGGAAGCACGAGCCTTGCCAACAGCGGAAGGCACGTTCCCTTTCGTATTTCACTTGACTATACAAAGCTAGTTTTCATGTTTCGCGGCTCATGGGTGATTAGGGCTATTGTGGAAACGAAGCCACAGGATCAATTAAAGGCTTTCCCAACAATCATCAGCGAGGTCACGCCAGAGCAAATATCAGAATTTAATAAAGTGATTGCTGACACCGCGACCCTACAGAAATACATAGAAGGGCGCAAGTGGGGCCGCCTGTTCGGGGGTGCGCTCGGTATCATCATCCTCAAAGGACATAACGATCTATCACAACCGCTTAACCTTGACGATGTAGACCTGGACAGCTACCGGGGGATGATTGTAGTTGACCGATGGTCTGGAATGTCGCCTAGCTCAGAACTAATATCGGACCTAAATAATCCGGCTGAATACGGGTTGCCAGTGTACTACGATGTTTACACTGAGGCCGGTCAGTACTTGCGCGTTCATCATTCGCGCTGTTTGCGCTTCGAGGGCCGCGATCTTCCCCTATTTGAGAAGCAGATCGAAACCTACTGGGGGATGAGCGAAATTGAGTGCGTTCTCGATGAGCTAAACCGCTATGACTACGGCATGGCTGCTGTTGCAGACCTTATCTCGCGGGCTAATGTCTTTGCGATGCAGAATCCAATGCTGGCGCAGATGCTCTCCGGTGTGGGGCTGACCCAACAACAGTTGAGCGATTACCTTGTACGCACGGCGGCGGTCTCGCAAAATATCTCGACAAATGGTCTATTGATTCTCGGTGAGGATGAGCAGCTATTCACTCATGCCGCGTCGTTCTCTGGCCTATCGGAAGTCATGCGAATGCAGGTTATGTGCCTATGCGGAGCCAGCGGGTATCCGGTTTCCCGGCTTTTCGGCGAGACGCAATCAGGGCTATCAAGCTCTAATGAGGGCGACTTGCAAGCGTACTACGATAATGCGGACCAAGAGCGCCAACAGCGCGACCGGCCCTTGATGAACAAGCTCATCCCGATTATCTGCATGAGCACTTGGGGCATGGTGCCGGACGATCTGAATTACAACTTCGCGCCGATGCGGACAATGAACGCAAAGGAAAAGGCAGAACTTGCCAAGAGCCAGTCTGAGGCAATTCGCGGCTATTTCACCGATGGCATTATTGGCCGTCAAACCACGTTGCGTGAAATCCAGACCGCCTCCAAGATTACAGAAATAGGGACAAACGTGACTGACGAAATGATTGAGGCGGCGGATGATGATGTACAGGTGCCGCTACAGATTGAGGCGGAAGAGGCCCGCTCCGGGACTGAGGAGTTATCTGATGAAAAGACAGGCATAGAGGCCAGTAAGACAAAGGGCGGCAAGGATTCGTGGTTTGAGCGTGCATCGAAAAGTCTAAGGGGTTAAATGCCTCCATTCCGCCGTCCAATGCGTATTGAACTGGAATATCGCCGCGCTCTCAATGCTCTCATGCAGTCGTGGCTCAAGATGGTTCCTGCCGGGTCTGATCTTGAGGCCATATTCGCCTTCCTGAATAATGGAGGTGGAGAGCGCGTCATGCAAGCCTCAGACCGGCTGGCGCGGGGCATGGTGACGGCGACGGCGGTCCAGAATGCAGTATCATGGCGCGATGCGGCTCGGAAGTCTATGCAAGGGGCGAGAATCTACGACTTGCTCAAGCGAGAAATGGCAGGACCATTTGGCGCACAGATGCGTGAACTAGTGAGCCGCCATGCCTCCCTTATCCGCACCATTCCTCAAAGCGTGGCTCAAGATATTGCTTCCCAGATTGCTACACGCCAGATGCGGGGTGAGCGGGCAGAGACTATCGCAAAGGATATTCGGCGGCGTATCCCTGAGATAACCAAGAGCCGAGTAGCAATGCTGGCTCGTACAGAGGTATCAAGTACGGCAACATCAATCAGCGAGGCGCGGGCGCGTAACCTATCGCTTCCGGCCTACGAATGGCTGTCGAGCGAAGACAGGCGCGTGCGGCCTTCACATCGGATTATGGATCATGTGATCGTATTCTGGTCCGATCCTCCAGCGCCAGAGGCTTTAGACGGCATAAATTCACGGTTAGGCCATTATCACGCGGGAAAGGCTCCCAATTGCCGCTGCGATGCGAATGTGATAGTAGACCTGAATCAGATTACATTCCCGGCAAAGGTGTATCACGATGGGCGAATTGAGCGCATGGGACGTGCCCGATTCCTCAAACTCTACCACTGAAAGGAGTCACGGAGAGCCAGAGCAGGAGCGCCGCTTTCGGGCGGCGTTTCCTTTTGCGCTTGACAATAGGCATACGGAATGTAGTACAGTATCCGCATGGGAGGATTCATGGAAAACACAAAAAAGCAGCTATTGGCGAAACGTGCACAGGCAGAAGCGGCTCTACTCAAGATCGAAGAGGCTGAGGAAAAAGCAGAATACTCCAAACGGCGTGACCGGCGCGATGAATGGTGCGCGAAACTCCTTGGAATCATCGAGGATTATCCGCAGCATCTTAACGCTGCAAATGTTGGCATCGCTTGCTTGGAAATGAACCTATACTGTGCCAGTGTCATGCTTGAGCGCCTTTTGGCGGAAGATCGTTAACCGTGCTTTCTGGATCGCCGCCGAAGGTATTTTCCCCGACCGCATCTGACGCGATCTGGACACTCCGAAAGGAAACTATGCGTAGAGTAGGAACACCTGTTGTAATCCGTGTGAACGACGATATGCTGGCCATCGCTCGCAAGATGGCTGAGGCGCAAAAGAAACCGCTGCGAACTCTGCTTCGGGAGATCATCGAGGACGTGCTGAAAGAGGCACAGCCACAATGAAGAAATTTGTCCCCGCAAAACCTGCAACCCTCAAAAGACCGGAAGGCATCAAACCGCCGCCAAGGAAACGAGCGCCTAAGCTATGACCACTCCGCTGCTTATTCTCTCCGACAGCCCATCTTCCAAGTCCGGCCTTGGGCGTATCACCCGCGAACTCGCGCTCCGCATCCACGAAAACATGAGCGAAGTTTACCGCGTAGGATGTGTAGGGCCGGGGTTCGATGACCGAGTTTTCATGCCCTTTCCAAACTATCCATTGCACGAGATGGAGAATTGGGTAGTCACTGAACTACCGGAGATATGGCGCACGTTTGCGGGAAACGAACGCGGAATCCTGCTGGTAATTTGGGATGCAAGCCGGTTGATGTGGTTAGTTGATCCCAGTAAGTATTGCAAGCCAGCGCCGCATGTTACAGACCCGGCAGTTCTTGAGAAATACGCCAATCTCCGTACATTCTTGATGGGCAATCCGTTTGAGATATGGACATACTCCGCAATAGATGCGGAGGGACCGAACGGCAAGCTGTCTTTTCTGTTGCGCGAAGTTCTCGGCAAATGTGACCGCGTATTGGCCTATAGCGAATGGTCGGCGCGAATCATTGAACGGACTATCGGCGGAAAGATAGATGCCTTACCGCACGGGATTGACCCGCAGGTATGGCGTCCACGTGGGAGCAATAAGGCGCGGCGTAAATTCGGTCAACTTGTGTTCGACGCTGATTTCAGCATCAAGCCGAGTCAGTTCGTAATCGGAATTGTTGGGACGAATCAGGCGCGTAAAGACTTTGGGACCGCTATCGCGGCGGCTGCCGAACTCGCCAAGATCAAAGACGTTCTTCTATGGATTCATACCGATGCGATGGAACGCTTCTGGTCAATCTCCGCCTTGCTGGTTGACTACGGACTACAAAATCAGGCAGTGGTTACTACGGGACGGCTTACTGACGAACAGATGACATGGGCATATTCTGCATGTGACGTGACGTTTGGTATCGGGCTAGGAGAAGGGTTTGGTTTTCCGATCTATGAATCTCTCGCTTGCGGTGTGCCTTGCATCCACGGTAACTACGGCGGCGGCGCTGAGTGGCTCCCCGCTGAATTCAAGTTCGATCCTGTCGCGTTTCGGCATGAGGGAACATTCAACTCTATGCGCCCCGTCTATACGCCGCGACAATGGGCCGAGAAAACGATTGCAATAATGGGAGCATCGGCGAGTCTTCCACTTGAACTTAACTGGGATAACCTGTGGCCGCGATGGAACGCATGGCTGCGAAAGGAACAAATGTATCCAACACATTTATCGCCAGAAGTCGCGCATAAGCTGTTAAAGGTTCAACCTGTAACAAGAAAAGAAATCATGGGAGAAGTAACGGACAATGTACCGGGAGATTTAGGCAAGACCGAACATCATCGGTTGCCGGAATCGGTAAGCCCCTCGACTAAACCGGAGGATTCGAATTGCGGTATTACCGCTTTGGGCATCTCTGACTTCCGCGTCTACATGCGCGTCGAGAATCGCCGCGATCTGCTCGACAAGGCTATTGCCAGTATTCCAGAGTTTTGGCCCTTGCTCAGCATCGTTGACAACTCGCTTGACGGAATGTGCGATGGATTACCTCCCGAGATCACCATCATGCGCGGACCTGTGCCGCTTACATTTACGCAATCGCATAACTGGTTCTATAAGGACGCGAAAGAAAAGGGCGCGAAGTTCATTATCTGGATGCACACGGACGCCGAGGCGGTAGATAATGGGCATTTACGCCTGCTCAGCTTTGTGAGAGAGCAATGTATCGGCAAGCGCAAGTGGGGCTTGGTATGGACTAACTACGATAGTCTATGCGCGTTGAACTTAGACATGATTGCAGATGTTGGGGGATACGACACTATCTTCCCGAAGTATTTCTGCGATAACGACCACACGCTCCGGATGCGTTTA